ACTGCCCAGGCGTGGCGCCGTGATTATACCGCACAAACAAGCGAGCGGGCGGCCGAAGGCATCATAAAAACATTGTTTGGAATTAGCGAATAAGAAAAAAGGAGACAGCACTTAAATGATTATAAATAATAAAAAAATTGATTTTTTATTTACCGTTGGTGCCGAGGCTGATATACGCAAATTGTGCGAGGGCGGCAACATAGAGCAAATAGGCGAATTATTGCAAAATCCACTTACTGCCACTGACACCTGCGCCGCCGTGGCCGTGATATTAAATAAATGGGCTGTCAAATATCAAGAACAAGAAGGGGCGGTTACATCCGCCTCTCTTTTTGTTGATGATGTTTTGTTGTTGAGGCCATACGAGACAAAGGAACTAATGGCCGAAATTATGCGAGCAATCCAAGAGGGCTACGGAACCAGCATAGAACTTGAACCGCAAAAAAACGGGGAAAGCCGGGTAAAACCGGCGGAACAATAGAATTAAATCTTGCGTGGTTATTATACTATGGCCGCCGTTTTGGCATGTCAAAAAATGAAATACTAACAACCCGTGTGGGTGAGATAGTAGATTTGATTTTATGCGACACAATCGCAAGCGGCAGAGCAAATCAGAAAATAAAAAAGCATTACACGCAACAACAAATATATGATTTATTGTAGACAGGAGGATTAAATTTATGGCGGTAAATATAGGGCCTAAAATACAAGTAGACGGCGAAAAAGAATATCGAGCCGCCATGGCCGGGATTATTCAGCAGAGTAAAGTCCTTGACAGCGAATTAAAGCTATTGGGTGCCAGTTTTGGACAAAATTCCACAGCACAAGAAAAAAACAAAGCGACTGCGGAAGTGTTGGGTCGTCAACTTGAAAACCAAAAACAAGCAGTTGAACAATTAACCCGGCAATATGATAAAGCTGTTCAAAAATACGGCGAAAATTCCACCCAGGCTTTAAAATATAAGCAGAATTTGCTCGAGGCACAAACAGCGGTCAAAACCACAGAAAATAATATTTCCGAGCTTAACAGCGGATTAAATAAAAACTCAAAGGAATTTAAAAACGCCGGGGATAGTGGCTTATCCTTTGGCGATATTTTAAAAGCGAATATTTTTAGTAATTTTATAATTGAGGGTGCGAAAAAGTTAGCAAGTGCGATAAAGGGAATTAGCGGTGAAATGATAGAGGCGGCCGCCCGGGGTAAAGCATTAAACGCTCAATTTGAGCAAACATTCGGCAACCTGCAAGGCCAAGCCACCGAAATTATAAAAGGCATCGCAAACAGCACCGGCATATTAGAGAGCCGATTAAAAGGCGCAGCTACTCAAATTTACGCCTTTGCAAAAGCGAGCGGAGCAGATGAAAAGACAGCGCTTAACATAATGCAAAGAGCATTGACGGCCGCCGCAGACAGTGCCGCATATTATGACCGCAGTTTGGAAGATACAGTCGAAACTATGAAGTCATTTTTAAAAGGCAATTTTGCGAACGATGCCCGGTTAGGTATGAGCGTAACCGAAACCACAAGAAACGCCAAAGCTCTGGAATTGTACGGCAAAAAATACCGGGAATTAACTGAGGCACAAAAAACAAACACACTGCTTTCTATGGTAGAGCGGACAAATAATTTAACAGGCGCCGCCGGTCAAGCACGGCGAGAAATGGACGGTTGGGAGAATGTTACCGGCAACTTAAAAGCAACATGGCAACAATTTTTAATGCAGGCGGGATTGCCATTTTTGGAAAATATAACGCCGATTATTCAAGATATAACATCCCGGCTTAATAACATGGCCACAAAAATTGACTGGGCGGGATTTGGCAAAAAAGTAACAGCAGTTTTTAAATTTTTTGAAGAAAACAGTAGTACAATCGTGTCACGGGTTACGGCAATCGCCGCCGGTTTTGCGGTTTTAAATATTGCAAAAATAGCCACTGATATCGGTGCGGCAGTAACCGCAGGAACGGCACTTCCTGGTCTTATAGGTACAATCGGAGCATTATTTACCGCCACCGGCCCGGTGGGAATTATCATTGCGGCAATCGCCGCAGTTACCGCCGGTATTGTTACTCTATGGAACACAAACGAGAACTTCCGCAACGCCGTTATTAAAGGAATAACAACAATAAAAGGATATTTTACCCAAGCCGAAGATACCATAAAAAACGGATTGCACAGCATTGCCGGTTACTTTGACGGCTTGCGTGACCAAGCGTTAAATTGGGGCCGCGACATGATACAGGGCTTTATCAACGGTATTATGAGTAAGATAGAATATTTAAAAAATACCGTTAGAAATGTAGCTCACACAATATCCAGCTATTTACATTTTAGCCGACCGGATGAGGGCCCGTTGCGAGAGTATGAGAATTGGATGCCGGACTTTATGCAAGGGCTTGCAAAAGGCATTGAAAATAGTCAAGGCCTTGTAACAAATGCCGTCCAAGGATTGGCCGCCGATATGCAGTTGAATGTCCAAGCAATACCACGGGGCAGGGTGGGAAATGGTAATGTAATAAATTTGACAATCAGAGAGATAAATATAACCGGCTACGACGACAACACAGCGGACGAAATGGTTCAACAGATAAATGAAAAGTTGGGGGCTTTACTGATATGATAAAAGGCGCGAGAAATTTTAAGTTAATAAATGAGTACGGCCAAGAATATGACATTACACGCCCCGGCGCTTTCTTTCACAGTCCTGAGGGGTTAGGGTGGGGACAAAATGTAACCACCGAGCCTTTGGGCTTTTCGTTTGCCGTTACGGATATTAAGCAAACGCAACCACGGCCAAGCGGTGAAATGATATTTAATAATTATATTGATTATGATAACTTTTTAACATTTATTCAGCGTGCAAAAAGGCTTTATTTGGCTTATATGCCATTGAACAGTTGGTATTATTTGGAAGTGATAACAACCATAAACAAAAGCGAAATAAAAGCCGAGCAAAATAAATTGATTTGCCCGCTTAATTTTAAAGGCATATCTCCGTGGTATGAACAATTACATTATACAACATCAAGCGGAGAAAGCGCAGGAAACGGCAAAAAATACGCTTATACATACAGCTATACTTACGGCCAAAGTGATAGGTCTATTTTTGATTTAAACTTGAATTTATCGAGCTACTTTAAACTTGAAATCATGGGCGAAATTGTAAATCCGGAATGGCGTGTAATTCAAAATGGGGTGACAATATTAAGCGGCAAGATAAACGCAACAATTAGCAGTACCCACAAAATTATAGTTAATACAAACCCGACAGATGCCGAAATCGGCGAATATACCAAGGGCGGTGTATATGTCCAAAACCTCTATAATAAAAGTGACTTTACAACGCAACGCCTTTTTGCCATTCCGGCGGGGGATGTTACTTTTGCGGTATTAGCCCAGGGAACAACAGCGCCCAAGGCTTTTATGGAGGTGTTGCGACGTGTATAAGTTTGAAATATTCAAAAGAATCGATTTTTCTTTTCAAGATAATGGCTTTTTTTCAAAAGATGTAAAAATTGTATATGATTACCTTAGCCCACAAAGTTTTACAATTAAAGTAAATAAAATTGTAAATTGTGAATTATTGGATTTAATAAGAATTGGCGATGACCAAACAAGAAATATTTACAGCGGTTACATCTCTAATATTGAGATATTGACCGACAAAACGACTTTAACAATTAGCCCGATTGTTAACCTGTTAGATTATGACAGCATACAAAGCACTGCAAAAAAGTGGGGAAGTGCGATTTATTTTCAAATATATAACGATTATACAAGGCCGACCCCGACACTTTATAGATTGCCTATTAAATTTAATTCCGCACGGCCGTACACAAATTGGGGAGACGTCGAGAACCCATATCCAGACCGGCTAAAAAGCACAAAAGCAGTAATTATTGAACGGGCTAAGCAAAATAATTTATTTTTGTATTTTTATATAAATGCCATAGCAAATAGCATTTATATCAGTTTTTTGAAACCGTCAGCGGACGTGAAACTCATTGAGGCCGATTTAGATAACATTATCAGCAAAAAAATAACAGTAAACTCGAACACAGGGCCGAACATTGCTATCATTTGGCAACCGCAAGAAGATGCCAACGGCGGCTATCTACCGTGGACACTGGCGAAAACTGACCGAGGAGAATTTACAACCGACACGGCCGCCCGCTTAAATATAGCGGTGCCTCGTTTGACCAGTGAGGTCATGAATTCGAAAGACGAATACACTCCCACTGAAATATATAAAAAACTCCGTGAAATGTTAGGCGCAGCGAATGATAGCAATAATAACAACATTAAACTAACGGTTTTATTAGACGATAAAATTATTGACCCGCTAAATATGCAAATAGGTCAATCGGTAAAAATTGTTAGCGAGAGCAAAACATATAACACTACGTATACAGGATATAGCCGAGGGCGAAACACAATCGAGCTAACATTCGGTTCGGTTAGAACCGAACTGACAAAGATATTAAAAAGGGGGACTTAATAATATGGTTACTTTACACACAATAGATGG